CGGTCAAATCAATAGACGAACCTTGTGGCGTACTGACCACGGCCAACCGTTTTGCCAAGGTACAGGTATCTTTCCTTTCAAAACAATTCAGTGGACAGCCAGATTGCAAAAATATATCTGTGGAAGGACCTGCCGGGACGATTACCTGCAAAGACCATCATGCTTTCGTATCGGCCTATTACGGGAATGGTCACAACCATTCTGTAGAACTTCCAGCACCTACGGTAACGACTAAAGATAGGTTGGCATTGGTAAATTCTGTTTTCATAGACAACCAATACGGTACCGGAAAGCCGACATCCATTGAGCAACCGGTTGGTACAGTAACCACGGTTCCTAAGTTCAATGTGGTAAGCTGCAAACCGTGGATAATGAACACAGCTTTCTCAAATGTAGGAAGCAGCATAGAACAGCCGTCACAAACAATCACGGCCAACCGTAAATGGCATTACCTTATGAATCCGCAGTTTGCCAGTGCCGGAGGTTCTGTGAACAACCCATGTTTTACATTGATAGCACGGATGGATAAAATGCCACCTTATCTGGTAGAGGTTGAAGGAGGTATCGGCATACAGGTTACATCTAATGACAGTCCGATGACAATCAAGATTAAGGAGTTTATGGCTTTGTATGACATCATTGACATAAAAATGCGTATGCTTCGGATAGCAGAACTCAAGAAAATAATGGGATTTCCTGAAGACTATGTACTGATTGGCCCCCAGTCAGACCAGAAGAAGTTTATCGGTAATGCCGTTGAGGTGAATATGGCCCGTGTGCTTTGTGAAGCTATCTGTAAGGAGATTATCAGAAAACGAAAGGTTGCGTAAAATGGGTGAACTGAAAGTGTATTATGGGTGGGCAAAGATTGGTAATGTTCGAAAAAAACGTGCTTTGTCTGTCATGTTTGAGAATGATGCACAGGGTTGCAGAAGCGAACGAGGACAAAGATGTCTGAGAACTATGCAAGATACAGTTTTCGAACGATACCAGACAAAAGATGAAGAGCAGGACGGTAAGCAACAGAACCGAATATTTACGGAGTACAGCTTGTTTCTTGATGAGAAGCCTATCAATGGCAGTCTTGAAAGATGCTTGTTTATCAACAGCGAAGCTGACAAAAACCATGTGTCCCAGGCTATGCGTGAAAGGATTTCCGAAGCACTGAGAAAGTCTTTCATGTTTGCAAATCCTGGGTATAAAGAACCGAATAACCAACTATCCTTAAACTTTGAATGACTTTACGTAAAGTATAGGTAAAGTGGAAAAAGAAAAAATATTATGGGAAAGCAAGAAAGCGTGAGCGATTGGTTCCAGTATGCAAAGGATTTGGCCAAAGCTGAAAGGGAACTGAAGATTGAGCAATGGGTTGAAGTAACTATTTACTACGGATATGCAGAAAAACAAGTAAGCTTATATCACTACAATCTTCCCCGTGAGATGTATTTCCGGTACCAATGGGTAATCAGATGGAGGATGGCGAAATTACAGTGCCAATACCCCAAACAGATTGTATCTACAAGCCTGTACTTCTATGACAAGCGTTCAGGAGAATCTATGGAGGTTAACGGCTGTCTTAGTAAACTTATATCAGCAAAAGCCCAGATAACAAAAGCAGAACGCAGGATGAATGAATACATAGAACACAACCGTCAGAACAATCTGTTCTTTGACGAGGAATCCGATGAGGAACTGGTTAAGTTCCGGGAGAAACTGGAGCGCAAGAAACTCGAATGTGCTGAGTGTGAGAAACGGTTAGAATTACTAGTTGAAAGAAGGAGGAGTAATCAATGAAAGAAACTCAACTGTCCTTAAACTTGGATTATGGAATTAGTAAAGAACAGGCTTGCATCCTTTGCCATCTGTCCTCTGAATGTGAAGGGTGCTGTGTTAAATGCAAGGCTGAGAATAAGAATGATGGTTGTTCTGGTCAAGCTTGTTCCCAGCCGTTTCGTGAGAAGGAAGGGAATAGATGGGATACATGGATGTACCTTGTTTCTACTTCGCTTCCGGAACTCAAACGATTTATACCAGTGAAATACAGAAAACATTTAAAAACAAAAAAGTGATATGGCAAACATTGTAAAATTGACCGGATGCAAGGAGGTTTCGCATGATATATATGCTTACTTCACTTGTGATGCTGAAAAAGCATTGAAGGCTTTGGAACTTGAGATACCGTGTACTGGAGCAAATAGCACTGGAGCATACAACATTTACTTTAATGATGTGGGAGAAATTATCTGTGAGTACATGACGTTCTGCGTTACACGTGAGTTTAAAAAGGTTTCATCCATACAGGATGCTGTTGAATGGATGGATAAGAAAATGAATGGAAATGAGTAAAACGAAATTGTATTACCTATTCCTGGCAGTCATGTGGTGGCTGCTGGGGTAGGTGGAAAGGAGAAGGATATGACAAGAGAGGATATAGAAAAAGCTGCACTTAAAGGTGTAGAGGAATATGTAAACAGTGGAAACCTTAAAGGTTTTCGAGGTTCATACTGTAAAGGTTTCATGGAAGGTGCCGACTGGCGTATCAACAGCGTGTGGCATGATATAAATGAGATGCCTGAAGATGGTAGAATCATAGTGCTATTGGGAAAATATGGAACTATGCTAATATATGGTCCTAATCTGATGTATTATAAAGAATCCGTAATAGCGGATGGAGGATTTCTAAAATGGGCATATAAAGAAGATTTAATACCTAATACGGAGGAATAATTATGACAAGAAAAGAAGAGCTACTGAAAGAAGCAGTACAAAAGGAATACCTGTGTAACGGGAAATACGCCTGCAGTGAGCGTGCTTATTGCCGTTTCTGTGAAGGGACGAACACTGCACACGATTGTGACTATGAATGTTATGCTGAGGAGTTTTCGGAAGGATTCTTGGCCGGATGGGATGCTGCCAAACAGGAATTGCTGAAAGAGTTCAGAGAACATTTCTGCGATGCCTATTGCCAATATTTCGGGAACGATGACTATTGTCGTTGCTGTCCAATAAAGGATGAAAATTGTTGGTTGAACGGTGATGATAATAATGGTACAACCAACTGTTCGGAAAAACTGGACAGTCCAAAATAAGGAGGATTGAATATGAACGAATCTGTAAAGAACGACCGGAAGGACAATAAAGTCATGATGGAGCTGCTCCCTTGGCCGGAGCTTGAGGAAATAGCGAAAGTATATACTGCAGGAGCCAAGAAATACGGACCCAACAAGTGGCAGAACTTACCTGACGGATACCAGAGATACAAGGGTGCAATGCTAAGGCACCTGACGGAAGTTGAGAAAGGTAACGAAATTGACCAGGAAACAGGGTGTCTGCATATAGCTCAGGTGGCATGGAACGCTATTGCAATGCTGCATTGTAAAATGGAAGAAATGAAACCACATTCAGAAAAAATTCCTGAAAACGCAAATGACATTGATAAGTAATAAGTTAATTTGCTTCTATGGAAAATATAAAGATACAATTCAAGGGAATAACCCGTAACACTGACGATGGAATAAGTGCTGACGGTGAATGCATGGAGCTTATTAATGCTCGCGTGAACAATTCAAGTATAGAACCAATCGGAAAACCGATACAGCTTAAGCAGACTTCTCACACGTATTCCAAGATATACCATCATTCTATAGCTAAAAGGTATATAGGAATAACCGAGTCCGGCCAGATGTACGAAATGCCGGAGGATCTTTCATCAGAAACTATAATGACCGGTGATTTGAAGGCAAAAAGCATAGAATTTATCGGAAATACAATATCGGTAATAACAGATGAAGGTATAAGGTATATCCTTTTCAGGAACGGTTCATATATTTATCTTGGTGAAATTCCTGACGTACCTGAGTTTGGAATTGATAAGGAAGTGAAAGCTGTTTCCGTTGAAATAGATGAAATATCAGATAACGATGATGAAGTAAGGTATGGAAACTTCACTAAAGTTCTTAGCGAAGCTAATAAAAACGGGTGTTACTGCTATTCTGCTGCGTTTTGCGCGGCTTTCAGGCTGTTTGACGGAAGTTATATCAAGTCAACTGAAATACAGATTATATTCCTTGATTCTGATGATTCAGTGACTATTACTTATGGAGACAGGAATAACCCTCAGAATATTGAATTGTCCGGAGGTTATTCACATCAGTTTTTTGCTCAAACAAATTCGAATGGAGTTATGCAGGCACATATACTTTGCTTTAAGCCTTCATTCTTTTTTGAAGAATATGATCTTTCCGCATGGAGCGATATTATAATAGGAATAGAAATATTTTCCACTGATAATTTTAGGACAAGACTGCAGAAAGACTATGTCGGAATTTATATATCACAGTTTGAGATGAACTGCAAGAAACCGATTGAAAGGGCGAATAATATCAGCCTGATGTATAATATTACATCGTTGAAACTTGGTGAAACAAAAAAATCTGTTGATATTGACGTTTCTATAGATAACCTTGCAACCCTTCCGCACATGGTTGACAGTTTTAACACGCATCATTCAATATTGCCAAAATCGTCTTATTCATATAACAACAGGCTTCATCTTATCGGAATAAAGAGAACTCTTTCAAGTGGTGTAAGAGTGTCTTCTACCGCAAAGGAATATCAATTCCTGATACACATATACATTCATGCTTCAGACGGTGATAAAGTTATAGAGAAATGGGAAATAGGTCAATACATAAGGACATTCATCATGTACCCTGACAGCAGGGCATACAAGATGATCATATATAGATATGAATATAATGTTCCGGTTGTAGGAATCCAGATTGATTTGAAAAAAAGCGATTACTTTGATTTTTCATTTTATTGTAAGGAATATGAATATGAAAGAGGAAGCGTTAAACAAAATACAGGGTTCTTTGACGTTATAAAGATAAGCGATTTTGAAAGCATGGAAGTTGGAGAAACAACAGACAACATGGATTACGAAAAAGGAAATGTAATGTATGTTTCAAACCTGAACAATCCGTTTTTCTTTCCTGCTGACCAGGTTTATCAGTTCAATACTGATATTGTCGGAGTACAGTCAAACGTCGTGGCCCTATCTCAAGGACAGTTCGGCCAGTTCCCTCTTTACGTATTCACCAAAGACGGTATATACGCCATGAATGTAGGAAGCGGAGAAGTAGCATATTCAAATCAGACACCTGTTACGCGTGACGTGTGCAACAATCCGGATTCTATATGCGGACTTGATACTATGGTCGCATTTTCAACCGACCGCGGTCTTATGGTAATTAACGGAACTGTTACAGAGCTAATCTCGGAAAAGATATACGGATTCCTTCCTTCATGTTCCATATCTTCACCTATAATAGTTAAGATATTAGATGTAGCTTCTCTGGGTGACGATATATCAAGTGTTGTGTTCCCTGACTATATAGAAGAAGCAAAGATAGGATACAACTATGAAGCAAAGGAAATTGTTGTTGCAAACATGAATTTTCCTTATTCGTACGTTTATTCATTGAAGACCGGGGAATGGCATAAAATATCACAGAATATAGATTCATTCGTCAACTCCTACCCTTACACGTGGGCTGTAAGCGGAAACCAGATACTTGACCTTAACAACACCCATAGAAGCGTGTCTACCATAGCACTTATAAGCAGGCCTATCAAGATGGGTACTCTTACACACAAGCGAATACTTCAGACAGCTTTAAGGGGAATAGTAAAAAGAAGCCTTTCCGACCTTTACATAAAAGGTGAGCCGGTAATGTTCAGAGGTGACACGGTAGATATATTTTCTGACGTAGGAATGTATGTACTTGCTTCAAATGACGCTGAACACTTTGAACTTGTTGCTAAAAAGGAAAAGATGGCTGATATAAGGGACCTGGTTACAAAGATGAACAAGAGCAGGCCATACAAATACTTCATGGTGTGCCTTGTAGGAGGTGTTAGGACTGACGTATCAATCAACTACATAGAAATGAATGTGGATGAAAGCTTTACAAACAGGCTCAGATAGAAAAAAGAAAAGGGAAGTTTTTAGCTTCCCTTTCTTATATTCCCATGTTTGCGGCCCTTCTTCTTACTTTAGGTGCAAGAGCGCATATACAGTCCTTCACGTTTTCAAGAGCGTTTGAAACTCCTTCAGGACTTATGCCGTATCCGTTGTCGGAAAGCCATCTGAACAGCACATATTCTGCAAGATAGTCTGATACGAGATTTTCAAGGCATTCCTTTAACTCCTCATTTTTTACCCTTTCGCTTGTAACTTCTATTGTTTCTTCGTTCATTACAACCTTTACAAGTCTTTTCTGAGAGTAAAAGTTAAGCTCGTTCAATGCGGACTTAAAATAGTCTTCAAGAATGTCGGAATTGTCCTCGCACGCCTGAATGATACTTGCATCTATGTTTTCTCTCTTTCTGGACTCTCCAATATAGTAGGTCCGTGTGTATACTTTGTCGAGTATGGCTTTCTTATCCATGTTTTATTATTGTCTTTGAGGTTTTTCCCTTTCGCTTAAAATCTTGTTTATGTTCTTTTCGTTTACAAGAACTTTGTCGGCATAGTATTTCACGTCCTCCTTGTCAGAAATTGAAAACCATCTCTGGCATATAGAGTTTGATATGTAATTGGAAATACACTGCGAAAGAGAATCTTTAAGAGATTCTTTCCAGTTGGATGGCATAGACAATGAAACGGATATTTTATCGGAATTTACAGACAATGTTCCGTAATACGATAGAATGTCGCCAAGCTCTCCGGTACTTTCCTTCATGAACGGCTCTATAATTCTTATCTCATCTTCTGACAATGATATTCCGTCTATGTTACCTGCTGCCTTTCCTGTATGTGATGTGATTGCATACACTTCATCGTATACCTTTTGCGTATCTATGTCTATGACTATATCCAGCATATTATTTTTTCAGTATGAATCTGTATATAATATATGCCAGCGAAGCTATTACAGAAGATATTATTACCCATGTCAATGCTGCCGGCCTTTTTGTTTCTTTCTCAACTTCCTTTGAATAGACTATATCCTGGTGAGTTGAATCCCTTATTCTCGATCCGGATTGCATCCTGTCTTCATTGTATACATCTGTCTTTGCGTCTGATGTCTCCTTGTACACTGACTCCGTTTCTGTTCTGGATATTATATGCTGGTTCCCTGAACTGTCAGGTGCGGAGAATTTTGTTTCCGTACTCTTGATTACAAGTTCGCCTGTAACGCTTTCTTTTTTTACAGAATAATGATACATGTTTCTTGTAACAGAATCCGCCCTTTCGCTTATTCTGTCCAGTGAAGATATTATGTACTCTTCCGAGTTCCTTTTCCTGGAAGATGCACACCCGGATAAAACCAAAACGATAATAAGAATTACTGCTTTCATGGCCATTCAAACTTTATCGGTTCCAATGCTTTTTTCTTTTCTTCTTTTGTATTTTCTTCCGCTTCAATTACGGCTTCTGAAGAAGCTTTTTTCAGTTTCTCAATATCAATTCCGTACTTTCTGTCAAAATCCTTGTCAGCCTGTTCAAAAAGCTCCCTGAACTTGTGTTGTCTTCCATTGTTCACTTCCGTCATTTCAGGCATGACGAATATAAGAAGGACAACTAATGTGTCAGAAATCATAAGTCCTTGTACTCCTCTTTTGCGTTAAAACATGGGCATTCCTTGATTCTTTCCCATTGATCAACAATTCCGTTGTTGTTCTGGTCAGGACTGATGTCACGGTGCCCCATTATCTCGGCATCAGGATATTTCTTGTGAAGTATTTTCAGAAGGTTTCTCAACGACTTCTTCTGTTCCTCTGTACGGTTGTCAACACCTTTTCCGGTATCATCAATACCTCCGATATATGCCACGTTGATAGAAGTAGAGTTATAACCCTTTACACCGTTGCTTACACCTGAATCATCAAGCAGCTGGCTTATAACTCCTGATTTGTCAATAAGGTAGTGGTATCCAGGATTCTTCCATCCCTTTTTCTTGAATTCAGCCTTGATGTCATTAACTGTTGCACTCTGCCTGCTTGCGGTACAGTGAACAAAAATTCTTTCAATCTTTCTCATTTTTTCGTTTTTGTCGTTTTTATCCTGTTTATCTTCTCTAAGAATACATTTGACGTCTTCACCGTCTACGTTTGCAGCTTTTTTTACAAATACCCTAGCCGCTCCAAGAAGGTCAATTCTTATTCCTTTTGGCTTTAGTATGTTTCCAAATATGCTGCATACTTCAATAAAGCATACAAGCAGACAGGAATAAACGTCAATCTGCCAGTTCAATCCGGAAGCCACGTTAAGCATGCATACCATACAAACAAATGCAAAGTATGTCACCATCTTACCCATTGTCGCACGTATGGCTCTTGAAAACCTGACTTTCTCACCTGTTAGCAAACTCTTCCTTACACCAAATGCAAGGTCGGTCATGATCACAACAAAACTCACTATAAGCCACGGTATCATGTGGTTAAGTGATTCACTTACAAATCCGACTGCGATGCTCGCAAATCCTCCTTGTATTGCTCCAGAAATAACACCTTTATCTTCCATAAAGGCAAATGTACCGATTTAACATCAAAAAAATAAATGAGGTCCGGACAATTATACAACCGTCAGGACCTCATTTATAACATATTACCCAAATCAACCAGTTTACATTGGTGAATTGCTGTACATCTTGCATTTAAAGTATTTCCTTGCTTTAAATCCGTGGTCAATGTCCTTAAGCATTTCTACGGCTTTCCTGTAGCAAGACAAGGCCATCTTTTCATTTGGAACCTCTGCAGGAGATTTGTAACCCATATCCATGGCAATACTCAGTGCGTGGTCGGAGTATACCATATTTGCTACTACACAGAGCGCGTATGAGTTGTAATACGGCTTTTCTTCCGTGATACCTCCAAGGCTCTCAACCGCCTTGATAAACACGTCATGATTCCAGTGAAAACCTTTTATGCCGTCCTGGTTTACGGTACGAATACTGATATTCTTAGCTTCCTGCCCGGAAAGATAGTTGTCCCATTCAGTGCTTGCAAGGTGAGACAATGCGCTTTCTGCCACTTCCGGCATTTTCATAGACACCTGCTCGAAAAGATATTCGCACACGTCAGACAACACTTCCATGTGCTTAATATCTTTAGAGTTTATTATTTTGCTTTTGTACCTTTCGTACTCCTGCATCATCTGTTCTTTTGTCATAATCAGTTCTACTTTTTAATTTCTTCCGGATTCTCTTCTTTCTTCTTTGAAGTTATTACTTCATACTCATCCTTCTTTGCTAACGGAAGATTATAGTCAAGAAGATTCTTTAACTCCCGAAGGTCATTCATGTCAAATTTAAGTCGGCCTTCCATCATTTCAAGACCTCCATTTTGTATCGCCTTGTCTACAAGACCATGTGCCATTTCAGGTATTGCCGCATCCGGGATACTACTTAGATACTGCTTCAATAAAGGCCTTGCAACAGCATTTGTAACAGGTTCTACAAAAGCTGAAATTTCATTTGCTATAGACCAGTTGCCACTTACCCATCCTGAAGCTTTTGCCTTGTTTTCCAATCCCTGTATTACAGGCCATGAGCTTAGTTTGGCCTGTGCAAACTGAACTGCTATCGGCTGTACATACCTGCTTAACACGGCCGCCAATATGTCTGAATTACTGTATGCCATTTCGATGTGTTTTTATTAAACAAGCAAGGGGAGAAATATCTCCCCTTTAGGCTTTTTGTTATGCGGTTGCCTGAGAAGCTTTGATTGCGGCCAGAACAGCATTGGTTATTGCTGTTACGTCCGGAGTACTTGAATTGATGAAGTACGGGTTCTGTTCGGATCCGCAAGGGCAAGACTGAAGAACCGGACGGCATCCGTTCCAAGATACCATTCCTCCGTCAAGCTTCAATGTACCGTCAATCTTCTTGTTCAACTCTGTCTGGGTCCAGGCTGCAATGTTGTCGTCACCGGCCTTACGCAACTGAGCTTCGTGTGAAACCTGCATGTCGGTGTAAGCCTTAGAGTCAACGAAGTTGCGCTGTGCTGTTTCCTTCATGTAGGCAATGTCTTTTTCAAGGCAGGCAACCTTAGCGTCAACTCTTGTCAAGCCGGTTGCAACCTCAATCAGGCCAGTGTTTGTTTTTTCCAGAACTGCGGCCAGCTTGTCGTCTGTCCTGCGTGCTTCGTTGAAGATTTTAGTGTCTTCTTCACGTGAGAAAGACTGCGCAACGTCCTTGCTTTGTGCCTGAGCCAGCGCGATAGCAAGATTCTGTTCTCTTTCCGTGACGTAATTGTCACATCTGTTTCCGCCAAACATTCCGCCAAGGATTCCGTTTCCGCAACCGTTTGCACCTAACCCAAGGAATGAAGCTGCACCAAGAGAACCGAGTACCGTGTTAAGATTACCCTGTCCCTGACTGGTAAGGCTGTAGTTTTTGCCGTTTACATCTAATGTCATAACATTTTATTTTGTGCGCCCTCTAAATGCTTCAGGCTTTGCAGGCTAAGAATTAATTCTTATCTTAGCTGGACACAAAGTTACACGATGAAACGCATTGGAAATAAGGGAAATTCCCCAATTAGCGAAGCGGGAAACCCTGAACTTACAGAAAGAGAAATGGAAGTGCTTGAACTTGCCGGTCATGGTTTTTCACAGAAAGAAATAGCTGAAAGACTGTTCCTTTCTACAAAAACGGTAGACAAGCATATAGAAAATATAAAGAGGAAGTTCAATATAAGCAAATCGACTGAGATAATTGGAGTATATACATGTATAAAAAAGTCGAAGAAATTCGATGTTGAACTTCTCCGACAATATGGTTTGCAGATATTCTTTATTCTTATAAATCTGTGCGACGGAAGCATACCTCGTCAGTAATACGGTAGAATATCCTGAATACGAGGAAACTCATAACACCTGCACAGCTAAGACCGGTTGCCATAAACACGTATGGAATGTAACCTATCCAGCCAAAGTAGTAGGCAAATCCGGACATGTTGTTGATAAGAAGGCATGTTATGTTTGCCATATACCACTTGCACAACCCTGAAGAATATGATATGATTCTTATTATTGTGGGTATTGAGCATCCTCCTATTAAAGACATAAGAAACACCCGTTTATCGTAGTCTTCCTGAGAAATAAACGTTCCGTCAGAAAAGTAATCAATCATGAACGTACAGGAAACGATGGACAGACACAGCGAATAAACAAATGGTTCGTAAATCTTAAAAAATATCCTTGCTGATTTATTCCTCAGCAAGGATACCAGTTTCTTAATCATTTCTTAGTCGTTTTTGTCTTAGGAAGGCCCACATATCCACCGCCCAGTGGTGTCTTCGTCTCTTTAATTTTCTTCGCCATATATCATTGATTTTATTATGTTATTACTCTACAAAGGTATCAAATACAAATCTATTATCAAAATTAAATAAGTACAAATATGTAATGTATAACAACAAATTAATATATCATGGAAAATGCGAATACAAATAAAGAAGCGAAAATAGGGAAAATACAGCCGGCTAGCACATCAAGCCAGTCCCACTTTCCTATTCCTGACGATTTTTGTATGTATTCTACTGAACACATAGCAATTAAAACAGCCGCATCAGACAAAACTGTGCAGGTTATGGCAATAGCTCCTTCCTGCATCTTCGTAATTCCTAAAATAGAATCGAAGCATGATAAACAGCATGAAGCAACAAACATAAGAGCAATCCAGATTATAAATCCTGCTTTAAGATGTGACATTCTGTTGCTTTCCTTTAACCAATCAATTACTTTCATAGATTATTATTTTATTTGTTCAACATAATGGCCAACCAAATCGGCCAAATTTTGTGTCAGTTTAATTCCACTGTCTCTTGTGCACTTATACACGGTTCCTGACTGCGTGTAATACTTTCCTTCTTCAAGTATCATTCCCTGCCATAACGGATTTAATTCTTCGTTGTACGGTATCGGGTCTTCCAATGTTCCATCATGGTCTTCTACTACTACATGCCAAATTGAACTCATTCTGTCGGGTGCAAAGTTCGCTTCGCTTGTGTGTGCTTGGTCGGCTTCACACAGCTTTCCGTTGTGCTGATACTTGTCGCCCTTATTGATTGAAAGCGAGTTTTCGTTCCACACGGGGTAAAACTCTTTTACCGACAATGCTTCATTATTAGATAGGCCTAATGAGTTTATATTCTCATTAACCATAGCTATGTCTCTTTTCAACCTTTCCAAATCAGAGAATTTAGGCATTGTTTCGCTTTCAGAAGTCCAAATCTCATCTTCTTGCACTTCTTCGCCGTCTCGTTTCCATATCTGAACAAAGCATACATCGTATTCCTTATACACACAAAAAGTTGAATCGCCAGACTTCTCCACTTCACATACGGGTTTATACCCATTTGCAATAATCTGCTGTTCGGTAAGACTGCCGCCTACTTCCATTCCATTTTCAACCTCTTTAATATCAAGAGTTTCATTGTTTAATTTTCCGTATTTCATACTTTTTTTGAATTTAGCTATTAATACTCCGTTATTTTCTTCTATTTTTAGATTTCCGTATATATCTGCTCTTCCCATTATGCTTTTTTATGAAACGATTAGCGTTACGAATACTTGTTTTTACAGGGGTATATTTAGCCTTTATTCTACATATATAAACTTCTCCTTTCTTTACAAAGTATAGCCATTCAGAGAAACTATCTAAAGCCATACCCATTATCCTTTTTCGGATATTGAAAGATGCCGTATTTTTCATCAATCCAAAGTAGCTGTTTATGCTTTGCATCAAATGTTTTGCTGTATCCAGGCTTGGGTTTTTAGAATAGATTCTTATTTTTTCCGTTATTGCCCCAACTGTTCTGTTTGATATGTATATCCGGTTGCATTTAACAACCTTGCCACAAAATTTAACTCCATGCCAATATGGCTGTATGTAAAATTTTTTAGGGTGAAGCAATAACTTCAAATCGTTCAGAGTATCATACAATATATATCTTGCTTCAACTATTTCTTCCGGAGTCTTAGCGACTAGACATATGTCGTCAACGAATCTTGTGTATTTCAATCCGTCAATGCTTGTGATTCTTTCGTCAACAGCGGACATCAGAATATTTGCTATAAGTTGAGAGTAGAAATTACCTATTGGAAGACCTTTTCCATATCCTGCTCCAAAAAGGCTTTTTTCTTTCTGAACATTATCCCACATCCTTATAGGTGACTTTCTTATGCAGTCCTCTGTAGGATTATGTTCCATAAGTTTTTTCAGAATCATAAGTTTATCGTGTCTGTCGCTCCATTTATAATATAAATCCGAATAATACCTGAATATATTATATGCCACCTCCTTGTCTATTGACATAAAGAATCCGCTTACGTCCATCGTTGACACATAGCATGAATCTCTATATCCGTTTGACATTTCCTTGATGTTGTTATATATCTGCATTACTGCGGTAGACGATGAATAACCAGTCCTGTTCCCATGGCTTACATTCCCGTTTATGCGATGAACTGACTCGGATACCGTGCTAATCATCGGTGCTATATAATGATGCACTATTCTGTCCGTATAGTTGGCTGCAAAAACTTCCCTATACACCGGGTATTGAAGCACAAAACATGTACTTGTAGTTGGTTTATAATTGTTTTTTACTCTTTCAACCAAGTCGTATATATTAGACAAATGATAATGATAACGTGCAGCTTCAAATGATGAATGCTTGTTTTTATAGCATTCTCTTTCAGCTTGAAGCCAATCATCTACTATCTTATCGAACTCCGAGGCCGGCCACACGCTATACCTGTTGTTCGTGTTATTGTTGTTACAGTTGCCATTGCCAAAATTCACGTACCACGCGTTGTTGCCATTGTTCCTAACGCACGACCAGGCGTTGCCGCTCTCTTCTCCATTATTCGACATAGCTTGCATATCGCAAGCATGGAGACCTTTCAATAAAAATCGTTCTGCCGACATAGTTCAAGACTTTTCGGGGCTGACGTTACTTAACTTCCCGAGCATTACCAATACCTCATCGCAAAATCTGTCTATTATTGCACATGACCTTGCGTCACATCCGCCTAAAGCGGATATAAAGTATACACTACTTTGTATCTCGTAAACCAAATCAGACGCCCTTTTTTTGTAGTCCAATCCTTTCAACTGACGCATTGCGTAGTCAAATAAAGTTGCACCTTTCTTGAGAACCGCATCCAAGTAGTTTCTCTTGATTATGTTCTTTGCTCTTTCCGATATTTGTAATAGGTATTTATTCAACTCTATTACTCTTGTGATTATCGGAGTGTTAAGTCTGTTATGATTTGCTCTGTTCACGTATCATTATCATTTAAGATAGCGTGCATCCGCACGCCATCGGTTATACCAATTTAGAAAGCCGAGGCCGGCCACACGCTACACCTGATGACCGTGTTAACGTTGCTACAGTTGCCACTGCCAAAACTCACGTACCGCGCGTAGTTGCCATTGCTCCTAACGCACGACCAGGCGTAGCCGCTGTTATAAGATGGGATTTCTTCTGTCCTTCCTTCATAAGTTCTCAAATAATTTATCAATCCATTTATGATATTCTTATTTGTCCATATAGGTAACAATTCATTGTCTCCACACAAGTATACACCGTCACCAACACTTTCACAATAGTAAATTGCAGGAGAGTCAATTATGTTATAATCAAAGTTTGTCTGCGTGCCGTTCGGCCTTGATACGTAAGGAGTGATAATATACCAGTAACCGTTTACGGCTATAGCTTCCGCTCCTTTTGCACCTCTAACAAGAATAGGCTTATCTTCCGAATTAACACCAGTATCGTTCATGTTAATTCCATTCTCTACTTGTTTTGAATAGATGTACTCCGCTATCTTGTCAGTCAGGTAAGCCGAACTTACAGCATGCCTGTTATTCAGGTTATACTTAGCCTTAAGTGTAGTATTCTGTCCGTCTATATAGAAATACATATCCTCACCGACTTCCGCCTGTGTACCGTTCGCATTAAGTATCTCGACACTCTTAACCGTTCCGTCCGATTCAGTTGTCTGAATACCGCTACAGATTGCGAATCTATGACGCATCCATTCATTCTGTGCTATCATCGCATCGTTTCTGTCTTTGTAATTGAATGCAACCATAAAGTTGGCGTTACCGCAATTTTTCGACATAGTCCAACTTTGTTTTGTGTTGCCGCAATAAAGGGTTAAGTTGTCTCCATTATCCGTAATCTCCCAATCTGCCGCATTGTAACTGCCAATGGTATTAGTTCCCAGGTTGCCGTCTTGTGAAGGTACGTAATCTTCACCGCTTCCTGCGCTTGTTCTTTGGTCGTATTCAAAAATTGAATGCTGCATAGAATTGTCTGCACTTGAAGTTCCCAAGCAATTCCAAATCTTACCTACGTAAGGCCATCTTACATTTACTCTTACGTCATTGCATTCGAGTGAAAATCCTATAGGTTTAGCAGATAAAGAGTTGTCAAATCCATTAGTCACAGTCCTGTCATTCCATTCTTTAACGGTGTATTGTTTCAGGTTCTCATCAATTATCTTAATGTGGTCGTTAGTGGCTATTGCCGCTGTTTTATTGTCTTTGGTCGTAATTGTGGTAGTGCTTACGGGTAATACAAGCATTTTTGCTTCCAATTCGTAGTCGCTCGCTCCATTCTGAATACTATTAATTTTGGAAGGGTATTCAGCTAGCACATCACCAACATCTGATACACCTTTTGCTTCTATAGCGGCCTTAATTGCGGCTTTGCTATCGAGAATACTTTGTAATTTGTCTGATATTGCCATAATCAACCTCCTATAATTTTGTCAAGTATTTTTTCAATATCCCCCAAGTCCTTCTGAGTTGCTAGCTGGCTTGTCTCAATATACTTAGGCACACCACTTCCATCCGTCACGTATATGCGCTCAGTTCCTTTTATATCTTCAACCTTATTTTTAAGTTCAGATAACTTCGTTCCTTCTATTGCCATAATTCAATGTTTAAAAGTTCCAATATGATTTTTTGGGTGCAGAAGAATTTTCCTGATTCTCCAGCTTGAAGTAGGTTCCGTCCTCCATTAAGAACAGGCTTCCGTCTTCCATAAGAAGCGCATCAGTTATGTTTTCTTCAGGAGGTGAAGGATTTGATTTCTTTCTTCCATCACCTATTATGTTTGCCTTTAGCCGGCTTTTTATAACATTTGTTCTCATACTGTCGTGTATTGAGCCTGTGTAATTTCTGAGTAGCTGATTATCTTGATGCTCTTAGGAACAAGAATCTGTATGTCTACGTCAATTACATTCTTGTTTGCGTACTTCTCTGCTTCCGGTATTTCGGCCCACTTTTCACCGCTTGTTTTCTGCATTATGTTGAACTGCGCCGGACGGCTTCTCTCAATGTGTATGTTGAAATCAGAGGATACCTGTATCTCATCTGAAATCCATGAATTACCATTCTTTGTAAAATTAAGCTGTGTCATATATCTTTGATTTTATGTTAATAAAAAGGTATTAATACGATTATCTTAAAATGTATCTTATCCATTCAAAGTAATCACCGTTTTCGATGTAATTGTTGTCATTCTCACAAGCATAGGCTTCACGCTCAAAAGAGATATTCTCGTATGCGTTCTTACCGTAGAATGGTATCTTTACAAGCCATTCCAATACATACAGAATGTAGAATGAAAGAAAAGACGATGCAAACCATAATGCAGATATTCCTGCAAAAAGAACCAGGGCCCATATAACAACTCCACTTGCAAGCATACACTCTACCCATTGTCTTGCGTGCGTGCATTCATGGTTTCGTATTCTCTGGGGCATTTCTTCCTTATTCTTGTATTTCGTACATACCCATGCGGCCAGTGTGATTGTATTGTATTCACTCCAAAGTAATTTTGCTATAAAGCTGTTGTAACGTATCTTCTTCATTTTTATTTTTTATTATTATATATTATTTTTATATTATTTAATTTTTACATATCCATAAGGTATTTCAGGGAAAAAAATAGGATTGTCTGATTTGTATAAAATTCCTTTTATCGAAATTACAAATATATTTTTATTATTACTGCATAAACGGCTGTTATTAATTGATGGGTTTTCCCCGCTTATCCAATTTACCAAGTCATTTGAGTATAGATATTCATTTGCAGTGTATAGCACAAAAACACCATCTGCATTTATATTACCTCCTATATAATTTATTTCACCATTTGGAAGAGTATGTGTAATATCATCCCAAGATTCCAAATCTTCTGATTTATATAATTTAGCAATAGAACCTCCACCAACTGAATTTCTTTCGATTGTTGCAATTAAAAAACATCCTAATTTTTCACTATAAGAACAATATAGATAATTTATGTTATCAGAGTTTGTACTTGTGAAATTTGCTTTTTGTTCCCATGAATTATCTCTAAAAGACTTTCTTGAATATACATTATTTCCAGTAATTAAAATAATACCAACATCTGAACTTTTTCTGTAAGGTATTACTGAAGAAGAGGTTAAACTAAAATCTAATGTAGCTCCAGTCTCTTCTTTAGTCCATACATCTTCGTATCCTGAAATGTAATAGCAAACATTATTACCAATCGCATAAAGATAAACACCTGAACGCACAAGATACATAATTGGGTCTTCGCCAAATGGGTATTCTAGTTCACTCCAATTAACACCTCCATCTTCTGACTTTATTAGAGCAAATCTTGAAAACGAAAATCCAATTGCATAATATATGTTATTTGAAAATTGACAAACTGATACTACAGATAAAGAATCTTCATTATTAAACTTAATGTTACATTCATTCCACAAATATCCATCTTTTGAATAAAACATTTTTGTATCAAGAACAACAAATGTCACATTATCATCTGAAAATACTCCGTAAGAAGCATAAATCTGAGCCTCTTTAATTGCTATTTCTTCAAATTCATTAATAATAAAAGAACCTGATTCAATCCATTCTTCTCCAAATATATTTCCTTTTGCTGACATTAACATAGTACCAACTGGCATCGTTTTTAAAACTTCACTTGTTACTCCTAATGCAGCGTTCTTTGCATTATTAGCCTGCTCATTTGCGTAATTTGCTTGAGTCATAGCCATATTTGCATTTTTGGACGCTAAATCAGCCTGCTTTTGTGCATTTTCAGCTATTGCCTGTATGCTATCATTAAGAATCTCCGGTTTCCAATTTTCATCTTTTATCCACTCTTCATTATCTGTTAACTCTCCAATGTACTGCTCTTTTATCCAACCAGTACCAGGATTGTATGTAATCATATATCCACCTTTTCTGTTTTTTTCATCTACCTTCAAACGAGTAGTGGCTATGTTTATTTCATATTCAAGCACTTCATAGTTTGCTCCATTTTCTACGCGTGAAATCTCACCATTAATAACTTCGCGCTGCTGGTCTATTTGTAATTTAGTGTAGAAATCGCCCGCGTTGAAAGTATCATCACCTCCGGCCTGACCACTGTTTATCCACTCTCCTCCTTGGAATAAATAAATCATGTATGGATAGCTGTTTCCAACATAGGCTTTGCTACCCTCATTTGCTGTAGGGTAAGCATCTTTAAGGCTTTCAACATTCAGGAAATATCCTTTATTATTGCTTGTAGCATCTTTTATTTTATTTATTTCTCTTGAAATAACACTGTTTGGAAGAAGTTTTTCAGAAAATTCGTTCAAATCAGAGTCAAGAGGAAATCTGTCCTTGTTTTCTTTTACTGTACGTAACAAATCATTTGTCGTTACTGCATCATAATCCAAAAATCCTTTTCCCATATCTTTATTTTTTAAATAAACCAGTTTTCTATCTTATATATGATTCCATTTTTTACACTAACTTTTTTCCATATTTTTTCTCCATATGGATTTGATTCATCATATAATGAATATACCAAAAAGCTTCCAGTAAATCCTGTAACAGAATTTCCACCATCAGTCATTGTTATTTGAGTAGGATTTATAATCATACCCAAATCTCCCATATTCAATCTTATATCTCCGTTTGTTATCTGAGTTCCCTTGTTCCCGCTGTTCATTCTGATGTCAAACGGGTATAGGTAAAGCGTTTCCCCTTCAATGTTTTTCAGTGATATTGCAGCAGATTCGTATCCGGAATTGTTGTAGAAGAACCAGCTTGAAAGCACATTTCCTTTATTTGAAACTAGGGCCATTTGTCTTGAATCCGGATCTAATACAATCCTGTTTCCATCTGAGTTTGTGACAACGCCCCCAGTGAATGTGCCGGTAGCTGCTTTCAATTCTCCCGAAAACGTACCGTCCGCACCATCCAGATGCTTTACTTTCAGATTTTCAACGTCTATATAGTCAGCCTTCAATATTGGTTTACCGCTTGAATCAGTTGTGAATACTGCAATAGGTGAACCTTTTGAATTGTTTACGAAAAAACGTTCAGAAGTAACAGTTACAGTTTTCTTATCTATGTCAATACCTGTTGAAGCCAAATCATCGTTACTTACTTTAAGGGAAATCTTTCCCTCCATTACAGATATTGATGTTTTTACGCTTTTGAACTCTTCCGAAACGTCCTCTCCTGTCTCAAAAATGAACTTAGTTGCTTTCACAACAAGCCCGTTCTTGCTTAAATCAAAGTAACGCTTATTGTTATGGTCACCTATATAAGTCCTTCCATAATTTTTAAGATAACATTCTTTGTTGGCTCCGTCATATCCGACAGTGAATATGGCTTTGTCTGAAAGACTGTAACTGTCTATACCTTGCAACATTGATATGTATGGGGCATTTTCACCGAAAGCTGAAATTATAATCGCATTCTGTCTGTCCTGGTCTTTATCATTACCAAGCTGTACAACAACGTCACCTTTCTTCGGATCATCGCTTCCGGAATCCATGTCAACGGTGGATAATTCTATATAATCATCTCCAACTCCTACAACCTTTCTCCACCAGTAGTGATTTCCAACGTTTTCGTACACTCCCTCTTTTATGTTGAATGACTTTGACTGCGCAAAGTCTCCCGATTTAAAAAGATTTTCAACTGCTTCTTCCGTATCATCTGAAAGGAAGTAGCATCTGAAAATGTCAGGAAAATAAATTTCGTCTTCATCAGAAAAATATGCTTTATCTCCTGTGATAAAAAATGCTTCCTGGTCCAATCTTTCAACTTCGGTAATCTTTATCCTTGCTCCTGAAGAGTTGAACAACAAATCAGATCCTCCAAGTTCCGTCTTAAGAATTTCTAGCATCTGAAATGTTGCCTTAAGCCTTACAATAAGCTTGTCAAACTCGGCAACAGATTGTTTGTTGGCGTTCTGCTTTATAGAAAATCCTGCACCTAGAACGCCTGATATAAAATCAGGAGATTCAATAAAAGGAGATATAATACCACCAAGAAGCCTTAATAGGAATTCTGTAGTATCTTCATCATCCTTTCTCAAAAAATTTAAAAGAGTTCTTCTTGCTGAAAAAACATTTGATTCAGTAGGTTCCGTATTATCACCGCTCTTTATTATATATATATCGCAACCACCTGAACCTGAACCTGCACCAGATTTAAGCCTTATAATAAGCTTGTCACCATCATATACCTCAAATGCAAGCTCACTGTTTTCTTCATCAATGTGATACGGCATTGTTAATGTAGTTTATTGCTATCTTCTGCATTTCTTCTGCTGTAGCCTGGTTTTCAAAAATAGAATACACAAGTCCGGCCGTCATATAGCAAAGCGCATAAAATACAGCATCAGAAGATTCCATGTTTATGCCGGATGAAGGTTCGTATGAAGCTTCATATACAAAAACTGATACGGTATGGTTCGAACCAGTTACGCTGTAATATTCCAATACCTTCTTTCCTTCAGGTGAATATGACAAGACACATACAGGCTTGTTATTACCACCTCTTGTGTATTCGTTTGATTGCTGTTTTGCTTTTTCGCTATCAAGTGGGAATGCTTCTGAAACAGTTCTTTTCCATCCTTCCATCTTGAATGCAATAAGCTTTAGAAAATCGTCAGGAAGAACTATGTAACCGGTACCATCATTGTTGTTAACCGGGTTTGAAGTTCCTTTCTTTGGATTTACGGGAATTGCGGATTTCAATACTATCATGGCAAGAGCATCACCGATACATGACTCTATGTACTGGTCTATTTTAATAGTGTCTTCATCAAGCAGAGAGGAGCTTGTTTCTTCTTCTCCTATCTCATTCATTATCGCCTTTACCTTTGATATTATTTCATCCTTCTTAACCATAGTTATTTCCAGTTGGGGAATTCAATTCCAAGTTCTTCTGATTTCATTTTGACTCTTTCCTTGTTCTGAAGTTCTGCAATAGGAACATTATATTCTCTTATGAGAATTTCCCTGGCAGATTGCACGTTCTTTACGTCAGGATATGATTTTACGGATGATTCTGGTTCCTTTTCATTTTTATCTTCATCAGAAACCGGTTTCTCATCATTCACTTCAACTTCTCCAATCTTAAATGACTTTTCAAGCTTTATCATTCCTTTCAGATAGAGCCTGTTGTTTTCGATTGCAGTCTGTACTACCGGATCAGAAGTGCTGAACGTGGCAGGAGTAATTCCGGATGGAGTTATAACACCGTTTGCAAAGTTTACACGAAGCTTTGCGTTGTTTACCGGTATAAGAACGCTCATTTCTACTTTTCCGTAAATTGCATATCTTTTTTTATATAATGCTATCTTTCCCATAATACAATATCAGGGAGGCAATAAGCCCCCCTTTTTTAAACGGTTATGAATTAAAATTCGTCCTTGGTGTATATTTCACCTTCGTATTTCTCCCATGAAGAACCGTTCCATTTCCAGAACTCACCGGCTTTAGAGCCCGATATTCCTGTACATGCCTGTTTCAGATAGTATATCTGACCTTTAGCAGGACTTGACGGAGCTTCAGAAGCATTGTCATGAGTAATTACGACAGTGGCACCCGGCAAGCTTCCTTTATCGTCACCTTCTACCCAGATATGAGAGTAACCTTTCAGAGCAAGGGCATTGATTGAAATAACGGCTTCTCTTTTTGCTTCTTCTCCTTCAATATTTTCGGTAGATTTTTCCTCGTTCTTCATCCAGTAACGTACAAGACCTTCCATGTCAAGGATTGCGCCTGAATTTGCATATCCGATAACATCAAGAGTAGGTTCGTGCTTCAGGTAAAAGTCACCGAACACGGTATGAAGCTTTGTACATGCAAACCCCCATACGTTATCTGATGTCATTGTAATGTCTTTATGCTTTGTGAAGTCAATATTCTGGATGCTTTCAAGCATGTCACGCCCCTGGAGCCAGAACGCTTCCTTAGAACAGTCGTTACCTGTAAACTTAAGTTTTGCAAGTGCGATGATTTCTTCAAATGTCCAATCACCATCATGCTGCCATTCCCTTTTAATCTGCCATCTGATTCCTTCAGTTGTGTATACGTCCTGAACACCCATCTGACCACGGTCAACTTTGAACTTTCCTTTGTGTCCAATCCATAGTGTACGGTTATTTTTTCTTCTGTACTGTTTTACTGCCGCTTCTGCGATAGTAGCTTTCTGGAATGGAATACGTTTTTTCTGACTGTCAAAGTAATCAGAGATAATCTGATTCATGATTGTCTTCTGAAGATACACTCTTGTAGGCTGTGGAATAACAAGGTCCGGTGCTACCTGCTTCTGAGTTTCTGCACATGCGTTGCTGAGCAAAACAAGTTTTGTACCTGATTCAATTGTAGGCACGTTGCAATACTCATCACTTGATGAAGATTTTGGGCCGTTCACAGCTCTTACAATAGGACTTCCACTATTTGAAGCGTCTTTCCCGACAATGAACAGCATAAGGTCAACACCTTCAAGTTCTTCCTGGCCTGTAGGATCGTAACCATTTACGCCTTTTGCGATGATTGTACCGTATTCCTGGAACAATCCTGCATCTTTTGAAGCAACCTTAATGACAGCAGTCTGGCTTTCTGCCGCCGTATATTTTTCAGTAGTTTCTACCACAGCCTTCTGTTCGTCAATCAGGTAGTGGTCTACCTCGAAACCATGAACCCGAACCTGCCTTTTTGCCTTTCGCATAATTCCGTCAAGTACGGTTTCATCCGTACCAATAAGGAATATATCATTATCAATGTCAGGCTGGACAAGTCCGTCACCTCCTACTCCACCTGTTGCGCTTGCTGCGCCTGAAACGGTAGTTGCCTGTCCCGGTACCTGGCTTTTCACGCCTGCCTGTCCAGGTGATGCCTGAGCACCTCCCTCTGTTACGGCCACTGTGGCTGTTGCGTCTGCGGCCAGCATAAACGGTGAACCTATAATCACTGACAGGATAGTCAGACAGATTGAAAACAGGCTCCATTTTTCTTCTTTCAAAAAACTGATAACTTTTTTCATGTCGTGTTTATTTTAATTTGTGTTATGGCTGTTATGCTTCACTTGCAAGCTGAATGAATGATTTTGGCTTGCTTTTCTTTCTTGTTTCCTGGGTAACCGCTCCAAGTCCGGTTGGCATCCCGTCTCCTATCTGGTCTTTTCTCATTTTATGCACATTTTCGTTTCTTCCTTTGACCTCTCCGGCTTTCATTGCGTCAATAACGTCTGTGTCATAGTTGAAAGCCTTGTCAATCATAGCAAGAAGTTCTGTCGTGTATCTTCCTGAAAGAATAGGAGAAGCGATTTTATCCCATATATCATTAAGGAAATCATCAGGATTGTACCCTTTCTCCTTGCAGAATTGTTCAATAATTGGAGTAGACTCATCAATGTTCTTTTTGTACTCGTTCTCTCTTGCAGCCAATTCTTCTGCTTCCTTTTTCCTTTCTTCTTCGGCAGATGCAATATCTTCGTATTCTGGAGTGCCTTCTTCAGCTGAAAGAAAGTCTCTTCCGTAATACCTTACAAGTGCATTACCGCTTGAACGCTTACCGCTTACAATGTCGGAAAGAACAGAAGCAAGTCTCGGGTCCCTGTTGATTGCATCGGAAAGGATTTTTTTCTGCTCTTCGTTCTTGTTGTAACTTTCGATAAGCATTCCATAGGACGACTCTTCATCTTCAGGGCTGTATCCTTCCATTTTTGCCATCATCATGGAATTAAACCTTTCCTTGTTGGTAGGTTTTCTTTCCTTTTCTACACCGGCATTTTCTTGTACTGCCGGTTTTTCATTTGTTTCTTTTTCCATGCTGTAGTATGTTTGTCATGTTTTGCGTGTATTGCAAAGTAAAATGTATTTGGTATTCAAATGTTGCTGAATTGGGTATAATTATTGCAGACTTGGGTAATATGTTATGATGATTTTCTTTTATTTGTATCTTTGTAGAAAAGGCTGTGTTATGAGGGACAATGACATTTCAGAAATCCGCCGTCAGCACATAGCAAATGCGTTTTTTGAGGAGATGAAGTCACTTAGGAAATATTCTCTTACGCAAGATGATATAATCAGAAGCGTAATGACGAAGGGTGCTCCTAGATTTTATGTGAGTTATGAAAACGCAAGGCGTTATGTATCAAAGATTGACAGGGGCAAGCCGCTGGGGCTTAAAAACAAGAATACAATCCTCATGTATGAGGAGCTCTACAGAAGGTACAAGGAGTATAAAGAAAAAACCGGATTTGTAGGTTATCAGATTCTGGCAAAGATACTACAGGAAAAAGCACCTTCTTACTACATAGACCTGAAGACGTTCAGGGAAATAATATACGGTTATTACAGATTGAGGAAGAAATGCCGGTCATAATAGTTCTATTTGTTGTATGGCTGCTTTCATTCTTTCTTCCAGTTGAAAATCTTGCCGTTTCTTCTACCTCTCCATGGTGGACATTATTCACATACAGTTTTGTACATTCCTACTTTCTTCACTTGCTCGTTAATTCATTCGTGTTCTGGACGTACTATCGCGTAATGCGAAAATCAGACGTTTATTATCTCATACCTTCCTGCATATTAATTTCGGCAATTTCAGGCTATCTATCAGCAAAAAGCGTTCCTACGTGCGGATTTTCATCAGTAATATCTGTTATGATGGGATATTATCTTTCAGGATGCAGTAGAAAGATATTTGTTAAGGCATTGTTCCTTATATTGTTTTCGTATGTATTCACCGGCTTGTTCTCGAAAGGCGTGAACACACTCATTCATGTGTATAGCTTTTCATTCTCTTATATTACAAGCGTAATTTATAGAAAGTTATGCTGTCTCCTTCAAAGATAATAGAGATTAACAATGAGAGACTTAAAGTAATAAACTCTCCATATAACCCTATAACCGGGGAAGGATCGTTTTCTATTAAAAGAACACGTGTAACATGTGAAGATTTTCCTTTGAATGAAATGTGGCTTCCGGATGAATTCATAGAAACCGGATTCTGCCAGATTATACTTTCACTTGGTGTAAGAAGATACATAACACAAATTCTAAAACAGGAATACAGTGAATATACAGCAAACCTTCTGTATGTTGAATTCTGTGTGCAGAGGTTTACTTACGACTTTGAGTTCTGGGCATACAGTACCGCTCTTATTTCTCCGAAGGGAGGTGGAGAGGATATAAGGTTTTTCCTGAACAGGGCACAGAGAACATATCTTAAGACACTTGAAGAACTAAGAACATCAAACAAGCCTATAAGCATAATTCTGTTGAAAGCCAGGCAGTGGGGCGGTTCCACTCTCACACAGATTTACATGCTATGGATACAGATAATACACAAGAAGAACTGGAACAGCGTTATATGTGGTGATGTGGAATCCCAGTCAAACATAGTTTCAGGTATGCTTTCCAAAGTTGTTGAACACTATCCTTCGTGGGCCGCAAACGGTGTAAAGCTTGATACAAAACCGTTTGAGGGTTCATCTAAGACAAGGCAGATTCAGTACTGTCAGTGCCTTTATTCTGTCGGCTCAGCACAGAAACCTGATAACCTTCGTTCGCAAAACATATCAATGGCCCATCTTACGGAGGTTGGTTTATGGAAGGAAACAAAGGGGAAAAAGCCTGAAGACCTTGTGCAATCTATTTTTGGTTCAATTAATGACGGTCCGTATACGGTTAAGGTTCTTGAATCCACCGCCAAGGGTGTGGGTAACTACTTCCATCGTACATGGTTAAAGGCGGTAAAGGGAGAAAATGATTTCACCCCTGTATTTATACCATGGTTCCTGATAGATATGTACTCCACATATATAGGTCCAAGCAAGTACAGGCAGTTCATAGAAACAATGAACGAATACGAAATGTACTTGTTTGAACTTGGTGCCACACTTGAAGCAATCGCATGGTACCGAAAAAAGAAGATGTCAATGGAAGAGGAATGGCGTATGTGTTCTGAATATCCTTCTGATCCGAAAGAAGCGTTCCAGTCAACCGGTAGGCCTTACTTCCCAAGAAGGTATGTTGAACAATGTAGAAAAACCTGCATGGAACCTGCATTCTATGGTGAGTTTGTCGGAAACGCAATGAAGGGTGAAAAGGCATTTGACAATCTTCACTTTGTGGAGATGAAAAGAAAGAAGGATTCAAAGGACAACATACTTAACGTGTGGTTTCTCCCGGACAAGGATGCAAATCTGTATTACCAAAGATATGTAGTATCGGTAGATATTGGTGGTACCGGTGAAAAATCCGATTATTCTTCAATTAAGGTATTCGACACGATAGCAATGATAGAAGGTGGAGTTCCTGAAGTTGTTGCTGAATGGCATGGACACATCGAACATGATATGCTAATCTGGAAAGCGGCTCAGATAGCATACGCCTATGGTAATGCGCTTCTTGTAGTGGAAAGTAACACTCTTGAAACGGAAGGAACTGAAGGAGATAACTTCGAATACGTACTTGACGAGATAAAAGATTATTACACTGAGCTTTACAGCCGTACAAGTGCGGAACAGATTAAGGAGGGTGCACCGGTTAAATATGGTTTTCATACAAACCCTTCAACAAAGCCTATGGTTCTTAATTTCATGAAGTCTGCCATGAGGGATTTCCTCTATATAGAAAGAAGTCTGGAGACAACATTTGAATACGAACAGTTTGAAATTAAGGAAGACGGTAAAAAGACCGGTGCCGTAGAAGGCTGTCATGATGACCGTGTCATGTCTACTTCAATAGGGCTTTACGTATGTTACAAAAAGGGTAAGCCATACAGGCTTGCACAAAAAAATACGGGATTCCAGAAGAGGAAAACCCGTATCGTGTCAGAAGCGTCAGTTTAGGCAGCTTGTACAATTCCGTCCTGTGGAGAAGCATTTGCATCGTTCATCATCTTTCCTATAAGTCCAGGATTGTGGCTTGAAATCTGTTGCATAAGTGCAGGATCCATTTGTGTCATGCTTTGGTTTTCTGCCATTTCCTGCTCTGCACGTTTTATACTTTCCAGTATTTTTGATGCAAAAGGAAGGCTTGAGTTTTCAAGCAAAGTCTTAACATTGATAGCCTGCATTTCGAACAGTTTCATCAGGAACTCGTTTTCAAGCATCTGGAATGTCGGTGTATTGGTTCCTTCTGTAAGTTCGATGTCAAGCTGTGCTCCCTGTACCTTTTCAGGATTGTAATACTTAGATTCTTCCGAGTAATCTTTTCCGGCAAGCTCAATGTATCTCGGAGAGTTGTAATACTGCTGTATGGTCTGCATAAGCTTCAAATCACGCCTTTTTCTGAACGACTTGAACGAATCAAACAATCCTTTCAGATTCATTGACGCGTTTTCCGTCTGCTGAGCGTACAGTGAAGCCGCTGTTCCTGAAGAAGGTTCCTTACCCTGCATTGCTGAATTTACTCCTGCAATATCATTGATAAGCTTTAACTGCAAGCTAAGCAGTTCATAGTCTCCTTGTACGGCACCGGCTCCGTTTAGCTGTGTTATTACAGAACGTATGTCCTTTCCTGCTTTAAGCCTGCAGAACAGCACACCGTTGTACCTTACATATTCATCAACAATTTCTTCCCTGCTCATGCTGTTGAATGCGTCCTCATCAATAACAACAAGTCCTTTTGCCGAAGATGAACGTATGAAATCTATAAGAGTCATTGTACGGTTAATGCTTCTCTGCTGGTCTATGAAGTCCTCAATGAAGTTGAATACCTGACCGTGTATCAGAGGATAAGCGTGAAATACATAATTGTGCTGTCCATGCCAGTATGGGCTTCTTCCTTCCTGAAGCACGTCTCCCCAAGGCGTAAGATACCTGTAATACCAGTATCTTTCTACCTTGAACTCGTATTCAATAAGAAGAATATCTTCTTCAGCTACTCCTGCCAAAGAAGCTTCCTGTATCCTTTGACGGTTTATCTGCTCTATCTTATCAACTTCATTCAATCCTACAAAACCCCAGCTTCCATCAAGCATGTCCTGATAGAAATAAGCATCACGGCTTTCAAGCTTCCATCCAAGAATAACACGGCAAAGGTCCGCATCTGAAGGAGTGTAGAAGTCTGCATATTTCTGGTTGTATCCCTGAACACCGTCAACAAATGACCTTCTCTGGAATCGGTTCTTACCGTAGATGCTTTCAAGCCATTCCCTATCACTTCTGCTTTTTGAAAAAGCAGCTACTACAGTTTCAAAGTCCATGTCAAAGATTTCACCGATACATGTTATATCCCACCCTCGGTTATCCTCTATATTCGTATTGAAGAATAGTCTTGAAGGATCCACGTTATAAACCCAGGCGTCATTCATGTGTTTGTATTCGTTGTATCCGAATTCTATTCTTTGGGCAATGAATCCACCGCACTCAAGCATAGTTAATATTGAAGCATCAAGTTCTGTTATTTCGTTGAGTGACTGAGAATATTCAAGTGCTATGCTCATCATTTCACCTATTTTGGCTTCATCACGGTCTCTTACAGAGCATATAGTTTTTGTTACATTTCTTCTGAACTGACCTTCTATATTTTTGGTTATAGGAGCAATCATGTTGTTCTTCAAAGGAACTTTTCCCTGTTTCTTGATAAGTTCTCCTTCTGTTATGCTTTCTCCTGAGTCCGGGTCTGTGATATAGTCTCCCCACTGGTCACCCTTAGCGTACATAAGAGAGCGTTCCATCTTGCTTCTTGCTGTATAAAGGCTACTCCAGTACGAAGAAAACTCTTCAAGCTCATCATAGGCTGTACCTCTTGTGCGTTTTACCGTATCTTTTGTCCGGTAATCACGCGCAGGCTTTACTTTTCTATTCAAAAATTTATTCATGATACCGTATTTTTGCAAAACTACTTTATTACTGATAATAAATGTTGATATGTTGGGTAAAGCGGCAGGAAATTAACCTGCCGCCATCGTTCTATTTCAGAGAATTAACAAGTTCTCTTCTTATCTCAATTATCATATCTTCTACCTGCTTTCTCTCTTGTCCTTCAAGTTCCTTTGCCATCTTGTAAAGTCTGTCAAGTCTGTCCTGATATGGCTTGTATCTCATATACTTTCTGAACATTTCAGAATTTACAATCTGTCTGTACTCTCCCGGATTGTTCCTGTAATTTTTCTTTACACCGTTAAGTTCGTATTTAAACTGTTCCATTTCGTCACGGAGATTGAAATATTCAGTATTTATTCCAGAGAATGCGTTTCTATCATCAACCTTATTATAGAACCGGTTTACTATTGGAACATTTCTTGCAACAAGATTTTCGTCCATTTCTCCTTCTGCCATTGATTTGGCACCATAGTAAATCGTCTTTCCTGACTGGTTAAGGAACTTGGCCATTCCTCCGAAGTAGGATTCAAGAAGATTTTCAACCTTAGCCGGGTTGAAGTCGATAAATCCTTTTCTGAAATCGCTTCCTGGACCTCCACCGTTTGTAAGGTCATTGAAGAATTTTGAAGCATCAACAAGCCATCCGGAAGTTCCCTTATATACCCTCTTCCATTCAGGATCACGTTCATTGAAAGGCGTTAGTTTTGCTATTGGCTTTCCGGTAAAATCCTCGTTCCATACGTATGTCTCAAATATAGGAGACAAAGCATCAGGCATAAATGTCTTGAGCCCCTCGTTTCCAGTAGGGTTCAAAGGTAATAAATCTGCAAGCTGGCTAACGGTTCCTTTTGCAATCCCTGTCGGTGTTGGCTTTTCTCTTCCGGTTGAAAGCTGGTAGGCATAATCTCCAAGTCCGTAGAATGCACGTAATTCAATAGGCAAAGGAATAGTAACAAACTGTCCGTTTCCTGCATAAATGCAAAGGTTGTTCCTTCTTACCCATTCTGGAAGGTCATTGTAAGGATTGTCGTCACCACCTCCAAGAACATTGTAAAGGAAATCGTTTATAACCGGCATTATAACACCTGCAGCAATAAAACCTCCAAGAGTTGAATAGAACCTTACTGGATTTTTCACTCTCAGCCTGTTGAAGTTGCTTAATGACTGTGCAGAAGCATTGAAGAACAGGTAAAGATTTCTCATTATACCTGCAGTGATTCCAAAAAATCCTCCGGTCTTGTATCCGGCTCCTTTTTTATTGAAGTTTACGGTAACCTCTTTTGCGTCATTTACAGAATCAACTATACTTCTTCCCATCTGTCTTGATGTCATATATACTGCAAACCTTGATACATCTTCAGCCCATCTGTTAAAATCTTCAAGTCTTTCAAGTGTATAGTCTAAAGCTGCTTTTGCAGAACCTCTTTCTCCGGTTATCTTTGAAAGTTCTTTCTTGACTTTCTTCTTATATTTATCAACATCGTTAAGATGCATGTATCCAGTCTCTCCACCGTTCTTTACGAACTCCTTGAAATACATATCAGACTGTGAATTTTTACACTTACCTCTAATGCAGTCAAAAACAGTTGGAATAGCTACAAACAAGTTTTTACGGAACTTTGCAGAGTATTTTGCATCTTCCTTTATTCCTATTGCCGACATTGAAAAAATCATATCTCGAGCAAGGTTGCTCATAACAAATGCAGGGTTTCTTGTTGTGAAGTTTGCTGCAAGCCATCTGTTTGCCCTGCTTATTGAATTGAATATAGGATTCTTTTCAGCATCAGGGTTTGTAAGTCCGTTTACAGCCTGTGCCGCTCTCGGATTTCCATTTACATAAATTATATAGTCTTTACCTCCGTTCTTTACAACTACAGCATGCTGGGATATGTTATTTTTCAATATTCTGTAATCAATGTTCAGTCCTGATGATTTCTGTGTGGCAAGTCCCTTCTCTTTAAGATTCTTCATCTTTTCTTCATGGTCGCTTATCTTTTGTGAAATGATTTCCGGGGTGTCATTATCCTGTATTTCCGGCATTGATATGGTCCATTCATCTTTAGCCTGGTCATAAACATACCATGCTTTACGCATAGTTGATACATCTGTAGGATGATTCATTACCATATTCATGAAAGACTGCTTCATTAGATTTTTGTTACCTTGCAATATTGCGCTTTCAGCCATGTTCCCTATTGTTGCCATAACTTCGTCAGGTACCGATTTTCTACCCTTCATTGATTTAAGTACAGAATTAAGAGGGCTTCTTTCTGAGTTTATGTACTCATACACATCTTCTGCTGTCTTTTCATTCCATCCTCTTAAAGGTACGTAATACATGAACATTTTGCTGACCTTAGCAAAATGGTCTTTATCCATCATTCCGCTCTCGTATGTCTTTTTAAGAGTCTCCTTTGTAGCCCTGTTTGTTTTATCCCAAAGTACGGAAGTGTCATACTTTGATTCAAAGTCTTTGACATATTCAAGTGCGTCATTCTGGAAGTCTGTATGTTCCTCGTTATCAATGCTTGTAAGGATTGCTTCTGTAGCTGAGAAATCACCGACTTCTCCTATATAGTCAGATAAAGCTTTCAGGTATTCATATCCTGAATACATATTCCTGAGCCTGCCTCTTTCCATTATAAAATCATCTGCAAACTGCTGGGCATCGTTAGGGTTTGTATTTATAATCTCATTAAGCCTTTCTCGGAATGTCATTTCCACATTACGCTCTATTCCATGAGCAAGCATCATGTATCTCTCAATTTCCTTATGGCTTAAACCGTAATTTTTAATCATCTTTCCCTCAGCTTCCAGCATAGGCTTGAAGAACTTTTCGTAATACTCTTCAGCTTCGGCAGTGTTTTTTGAACTCAACTGATTCTCTGCTTTGTATGCGTCCTCGAATGACTTAATTGGTTTACCTGAAACATTTGCTATAACTTCCTGAAGGTTTTTCAATGCAAGCATACTATCCTGATATGCTTCACGTGCTTTATACTTCCATCCTTGAAGTGAGTTTTCGTACTCTTCCCGGCTACCGTCTGATTCTCCTTCACGGAAATAGTTTCCTACACCCATGTTGTATTGCATTGCCACATCAATTGCCAAATCTATCGGTCTGTTTTTGTCAAGATTCTGTGCGCTTCTCCAGAGAATATATTTCAATTCGTTGTCATTGATTTGGATATTAATACCAATTCTTCTAAGAAGATTCTTGAAAGCCTGCTTTATACGCTCCCATGTAGATACGTCAACCCCACTCTCGGCCATTCTTGCAAGATATTCTTCAGTGGCTACACGTGAATCATAACCATATTTCGGAAGAGTTCCGACAATCTTATTTCTTATCTCTTTGGATACGTTTCTAAATACTTCATCCAGGAAATCGTCCATTCTTTCATCACCAACAAGTTTTCTAAGTCCGTAATGGGCAACTCCTTCATGAAGAATTGTCTGTCTTACATCGTCTGCACTTGTGGCGTTAGGAAGGTATACATAAACCTTTCTGGTATTTACATCATACCAGCCTTTCACTTTTCTTCCTTTTTGAATTGCTTCCTTTGCCGCTCCTTCAGGTACTTCATCTATGGAGTTGATAACCTGAACGGGTACGTTAAGGCTTTCGGATATCTGATTTGCGTCAATAACCATGCTGTTGGTACCCATTGAATCATAAAGGAATATCTGGTCTTCTCTCGCTACATCTTCTGTCTCAGAAGCAAGTGTACTTCTTCTTTCTTCAGGCGTCATATTAAGGCGTGATTGAACATTTCTTGCTTCTACTTCTCCGGAAAGTTCGTGATATCTATCCTTGCTTTCTCCCAGACCAAACTTTTCAATAAGATTCTGATATTCCTTGTAAGCATCTTCATATCCTTCTTTATCATAACCACGAACCCAAAGATTAAATCCTTCGTCGAAAGCATCTCTGCTTGGCATTATCCCATCGCCAAAAGACATTCCCAACGAAGTGTATTCATCGCGAACTGCTTTGTAAACATCCATTTTAGAAGCATCGCTTCCTAGCTCTTTCGATTTCTCTTCAAATTCATCAATCATAGACCAGGCATCGCGTTTCTCTTTTAGGCTGTTGAGATAATTACGGTAAGTTCTGGAATTTCCTCCTCGCGAAAATCCCTCAATATGCTGAATTGCATGTTGCACCTCATGTACAAGAATGCTTTTTGCATCCAAAGGAGAATTATTGTTTATCCTGATAGTCATATCATGATGGCTATACGAGCCGCCATCGAAAAAGCTACCGTCATAAAATTCTACCTTTACTTGCTTCAACTCAGGATATTCTTTAAACAGAGTGTTATCAGATACATAATCATCAAGAAACTTTATATCTGATTTTTTCAGGCTATCTTTCAGTTCTGTTTCTTTCTTTGATAATTCATCAAAACGCACCTCTTCCTCATTGGAGAGTTTCTCTCCATTATACACTTTATCCGACAAAGACATAAGTTCTTTATGCCATGGTTCACGCTCAAGCAATGATTTTTCCCGTGCATTCCCCTTTGGTATATATTCAAAGTCTTCTTCTTCATACCTCCATTTACCATCCGCACCACGCTCCCATCCGGTAGCCATTTTAATGGATTTGGCGTCCTTTCCTGCACTTTCCATTTCTCGTGCCACTTTCAGGTTGTCAAGTCTTGTCGTGGCTTCTTCTACTCTGTCAAGATTGGCTGCACCTTGTTCTCCGATAAAGCGGAAACGAGTGTCAGGGTTTCCTTCTTCTCTGAACAGGATAGTATTACCTTCTTCATCAACTTTTTCATCTATGGTATCAAATAGATTATTGAATGCTTCACCGATAGTCTCCACTTCTTTTCCTGAAGGGAATGGGTATGTTTTTTCTGAACCTGACCATTCCTCCGGTGTGATGTGGTTGGATAGGAAGTCATTTACCTGACCTCTTTCTTCCAGCTTTCTGATGATATAGTCCTGCAATGCCCTTGCTGCAAGTTCAGTGTCGGATGAATAGTATTCGTTCAATGCTACCGACCTTTTGTAATAGTCTGACGCTTTGATTACAGACATAAGGTTATCAAACGAAGACTTTACTTCGTCTCTTATATCACTCTTATACTCTCCTGATGTTGCGTGAGGTGCGCTTGAATAGATATTCTCAGGATTGAAGTTGGAGAAGTAATAATCAAGTGCGTGCATCCATTCATGTGCAAACACTCCGTTCCCTGAAGTCTTTGTCACATTGATTACATTCTTGTATGGCTCATAGTGTCCTGAAGCTGCTGATTTACCTCTGGCACCATAAGCAATAGCAAGCTTTCCCCCAAGAGACAAACCTTTCGGACTTATTCCCAATATCTTCGACATATCCATAAGAGAATCGTAGATGTTATTGAGGAATGACTGTCTTTCTTTTTGGCTCACGTAATTACCGAATTCAATTGCCCTGAATCCGAATGTGTCCAGAAGTTCATTGGTCGTAATATCACGTCCGCTTCTGTAGTCTTCACCTACTCTTTCTCTCATCTTGTCGGTTTCGGTTTTTATCTTAACCTTTCCGGATGTTTTCTTTGCAGAAAGTGCGTTCTGTGCAATTTCGTCAGAAATTTGTTTGCATTCCTCTGATTTTGCCCATTGTGAAGATTCATCCATCATCTTCTTGTAGTTCAAAGAACGTTCACGTGAATATCTTTCTCCTTCAATCGGGAATCTCTTTACTTCGATAGGCTGTCCTATTCCTCTTACTTTGATTTTCACCACAAAGGCGTTAACCTCTTTTTCAATTATCTGCGTATAGCTGGCAACGCCTTCTTTCTTTTCCTCATTCAGGCGTGATTCCTCGGCTGCCGACATCTGCTGGAAGTCTTCCTGATGTTCTGCTAACCATTTTCTTGCTTCTGATGAATTCTTGAAGGATTTTACATCTACCAGTCCGAAGCCTTTTATCTTTGTTCCTACCCATGTGGTAGAGTAGTCGGTGTATCCGTCTTTCTTCTTCCAGTAAATAGAAGGAGAATACTTTGGTGCGTCAAGCTTTGTTTCTTTCTTCACCCTTTCGACAAATGCGTCAATAGCATCCTCAATGGTTTCAAACTGATTCTCTGCCCTATGGTATGGGCCTATTACGAAATTAACCTTATCTCCATCCAGGTATTTCACTTTCTTTCCTCTTCTTTCGCTGAGTTCCTGATTCTGTCTGTTCAACTCATTGAAGTTGATTATTCTTGTATCGAACCCTGAACGTGGTATTATCCTGAAGTCATACAAGTCTATGTCACTATACTCCAGTCCAAGTCTTTCGTATAAGGCAGCATAAGCCTTTTCGTTTGCTGTGATAATCTCCTTACCGTATTCAGTAAACACAACACCGTTGTAAACAAGTTCCTTGCTCCGGTCTCCGGAAAGAACCTGCTTTGCGTACATTGCGAAGAACACGCTGTTTGCAGTTGACTTGCGTCTCTTGTATTCTGCCTTGGCTATATCATACATTGCTTTTACGGCAGCTGCATCTTTGATTGGTACTCCTGCTTCCACCAATGCTTTAATGTCTGGTTTTGGGAACATTTTGGAGAATGTCTGTGCGGCTAGGTTTATCTTATCAGCATACTTCCTGATTATGTCTTTTCTTGCCCCACCTATTTTTTCTCCGGTGTCCTCTATCCTCTCTTTTGGAGAAGTTCTCTCCTGCTCTACATCACTATCGGTAAGTCCTGATTCGTTTGTCTGTTCATCGGAAGTGTTTTGTGATTCAACATTCTCCTCTTGTTTTGTTCTTGTACTATTATGCATCTCCTTAAGTCTTTTCAGTTCCTTAAGTTCTTCCAATGCCTTAAAATATGCTTTATCCATCTCCTGATCAGACATGTTTTCAAACTCAAGCAAGCGTTGACTTTCGGCTTTATCCTCCTCTTCTATACGTTTTTTAGCGGCTTCCATCATGTTACGCTCCTCTATTTCCCTTTGAACATATTCTTCTCGAAGTGAATCCAGATTGCCGAACGTATCATACAATTCTTTTTTTATCGGGGAGAAAACTTTTACAAACTGTCCCAACGACAAGTTATCATTCTGTAATCGTACACTTCTATGAATAGATTTAAACGCATAGCTAGCCCCACCCAAGTTCCCATTTCTCATGGATTGGGCATATTTCTTAACGTCAGCTTCGTTTAGTTTATGTTTGGCTGCAAAGTCTGAAAAATTCACGTCAGTTTCTCTAAATCTAACATCATCACTTTTTATCCCAATCTTCTCCATCAGTTCCTTGGACCGGGCTTCTCTTTTCCTGTTTCTTTTTTCCTTTGCAGCTGATTTCTCTTTTGATGTATCAATTAATTCATTTATTTCATAACCTGCCGCTTCGACTGATTCACGTATCTTTATCTTTTCTCCTATGTTAGACTGGTCGTATATCCGCTGAAGTTCACCTGAATCCGACAGATTTGATATGTAATCAGGATATTCATCCGATGCTTTGTTGAATGAATCAATACTTTCATCAGATTCATCCCATTCTTGACGGTCTTCAATACCAGAATTCTTGAAATCCTCGTCTACCTTTTGTTTGATATATTCGGATTCTGAAAGAAACTTTGATTCTGTAGTTTTTTTGTTTTCTTTATTCTGATTTATCAATTTTTCTTCATTAGTGGTTGTTTCCATTTTGGAAACAACCACTACGTTTTCTTCATTCAGAATATTATTTTCCGAACCGTCATTTTCGGTAGAAATAACATCTACATTTTTGTATTCAGAGAATGGTTTTGTCTTTCTTGCTGAACTTTCTATCCATTTTCTGAATTCTTCCTTTGACACTCCGGACACAACACCAACTTTCCAACCTTCTTCAAAGTTAGCAAGATAAGCATCTTTCGCTTCCTCCAACGAGTTGAATCCGTACATAACCTTACTTTCATCATATTCTCCTGTTTTTTGATTTACCTGGTCTATTACATACACGTTTCCCTGTTCCGGGTTGTCCGAAAGAAATACGTCGATATGGTCTCCGTCTACCCCTTCGGTACCGCGGATATATCCGTAGTCATTTTTCATGGTTACAGACCATTCTTTACCGTCAGCATCCTTTCCTGAACGAACGGAGCCTTTCGGGTTCTCTATCGTAATGTCGAATCCGTCTACTTTCACATGGCCCTTCTTGTAGTTACCGGCTTCCTTTTGTGCTTCGGTAGGGTTGGTGTCCGTTTCCCGTTCCGCATCATGTATTTCTTTCGCTTTGGCCACGCGGTGGATATAATCCAATACATCTTCTCCTTTTTTGATATCTGGCGCAACGAAGGCATTTCTTTTAGCCGGTATTTCCAGCATCTTTCCCGGTTTACGGCTGTCGTATGGAATAACATCTATGAAGTGAAGGTTGCCGTCTTCGTCTACAAGTACGTTGTTCGGCTTGGTGTCGGCTATCTCATAAGTGCCGTCCGTCCAGTTGCCGCTCATATCGGTATAGAAACCCATTTCTTCAAGGAAATTGTCTATTTCCTCTTGTGTAGCTTCTCGTGCATTACTGATATAAGGTTGAGACAAGACAACAGAAACCTTGTCATCACTATTCAAGGTAAACCCTAAAATAGTGATGGCATCATGGGGGAATAACTCATTGTGAGCATCCACCCGGTTCATAAAGCTGTCAAAGTTTGTGGAATTTTCCGGTAAATATGAGAAATCGTTAATCTTGACAACTGATTTCCCATCACGGGATAGGTAAACATCATTCTCCCCACCCAAACCTATACGTTCGCCGTTGATTATTGATTGGATGTCATCAATCCACGTTTGATGTCCCTTATTTCGTTGAACGACATCCCTAAGTAAGGTGTTTCTCGTCCAGCGGCTTTGTCCATCCTCCGCTGTTGTTCTATCGCCTGCTCTACGGAGGTAGGCTTCTGCCTCATTTTTCCCATCGAGGCTGCCACTTTCTCCTGATACGCCTGCCACTTCTCCCTGTTCATGTTCCCTGCCATTTAAATTGTTTTGCGAAGATACAGAATCATTTCCATTGTTCAAAGCACCATCATAGGTTTCTTTTTCCCGGGTTACTTCGCTTCCCGGTTCAGGTACCACGCCACCGCTTTCGCCATCAGCTTGATTTGCTGGCTCCGGTTGTTCATTGACTGTTGTATCTGCTCCTTCGTTATTACCCCGGCCTTCAGGCAGAAGTTCATCGCCTTGTTCACCGTCTGTTTGTCCTTCAGTGCTTCCTGCACCTTCTGTTTCATTTCCTCTTGATTCATTTTCTAATTCTATTTGTTGATAAAACTTCTCAAAGATAGCGTTTAAATCTTCATCCGATACAGAAGAATACATATTATCAAGTTCTTCTTCTATGTAGTCGCAGTAAGATTGCCATTCCTCCACGCTCATGTTGTTCTGTGAAGCCTCCCATTCAAGTGCCTGCCGTTCCATGTAATCATCGTATCCAGGGGCACTTTCTTCCACATCGGTTCCATGCATTGATTTTGCAGCTTCCCACATCTTGGAAGGCGTGCCATACTGCTGGAATGATTCGAGTATCATGTTGAACACGTCCTGATCCGTTACCAT